CTTTCCATCTTTCATCTCAGCGCCAGGCATATTGCCCATTCGTGCTAAAAAGGATGCCCTACGAGGGTTATCTCCCGACTTAACTGGTGGTTTTAAATTCCCACCTGTTTCTGCATTATACGATGCTCTACCTTTGGCATTCAAGCCCCCCTTGGGGTTTTTTCCTTCTTTTGTTTGCCAAGCAGGAGTCTTCATATCTACCTCATCTAAACTTTGCTGTTTTTTTTGCTATTGCTTTAGGTTGGGCAACAAACTGTTTACCAGCCTTTGTGCCTTCACGCTTGGCCTTAGTGGTTGCCGCATACTCTTTAGCCGACAAAGACTTGATAGCCGCCTCGGGCAAATATCTCTCACCAGTTACAGAGGAAGGCTTACCAGACTTAGTGCGCCATTTCTGCTAGCCCCAATCTTTTAAACTCTTTTGAGGGGCTTTCATTTCATCTTTTTAGCGCATTTACCCATAGATTTGCACTTGCTAGGTGTTGGGCAACCAGCGCAAGGCTTAAAGGTTTTAGCAGCTTTGATTTCAATAATACGCATAATTTTCTCCAGTTAAGATTTGTAACCGCCACCCTTGGCTTTGTATTCTTTAGCTAACAGTTGGGCTTTACGGGCAGACCACTCACCAGGATCACCTCCTGAGCTACCCGCCTTGATCTTCTCAAACAAGGCTTTACGCATTGTAGGTTTGGTGTAAACCTTTGCTTGATTGACCTTAGACTTCATTTCTTCTTGGCCTTTCCCGCCTCGGACAAAGCAATAGCAATGGCCTGTTTTGGATTAGTGACAACTTTTTTATTGGTAGTCAACTTACCCTTGCCAAACTCAGTCATCACCTTGCTGATCTTCTTTTGGGCTTTGGTCTTCATATCAGTACAAGACCTTTGCGGTGATTGTTCCAGACGTATAAGCAGTGCAGTTGGCTCGCAAATACTTAGGAGCGTTTGCAATAGTAACAATGCCATCAGCAGTCAATGCTGTGCCAATCGTTGCGTAAGTTGTTCCATCCAAACTTCCTTGGAAAGCAACAGTAGCAGTTGTAATACCTGCAACTTGAAGGAATGCAGGTTGACCAGCATCGGCTTGAACTGCTTTAGATGCACCAGAAGCAGTAACAGCGTTAAGAAGGGTAACGGGAGAAGTTAAAGAAGACATTATTTACCTCGTCCAGATTTTTTCATCATGTTAGTAGCAGTACGACCACCACGGGTAGGCATAGCTCTTGGCTTACCAACAGCAATCATAATTGCCAATGGCATACCTTTTTTGGTATCCTTTTTAGCCGCTTTAGGGCTAGAAGTTTTAGTTTTTCCGTACATGGTTTTTCCTATCGAACTAGCTTGGTTGCAATGAAAGAAATGATACCGCCAACAACAGAGGCGATAGCCATTCCAACGAAAAAGCCACCTTTAGACTTGTTTGCCATTTCTAAAAGCGTTTTAATATCTTGGCGAAGTGCGTGAACTTCTGTTTGAAGAGCCTCAACTTGAGCCTCCAACTTGCCGAATTCTCGTGGATCAATTTCCGACATTTTCAACCTCTTTTTTTGGTCTACCAACTTTAGGCTTGTCTTCTACTTTTTTTGGAGTTTCCTCAACAAGAACGTATCCTTGATGACCCTTCATGCTATCAATATCATGTTGATAGGTGAAAGTTACTGTGTTACCCGATTGTAAACAACGAAAAGTAGCCATAAAAACTCCAAAAAAAGGGGGGAATTAACCCCCTTTTATTAAACTGCACGACCAATAATTAAGGTCAATGTAGTTGATGCCAAGTCTACAGAACCTGCTGTAGGGTTATAAGTCACGATAGTAACTGTATTAGCGGCTGAAACATAGGCTCTACGAACCAAACCTGCCTCAGAAACGCCAACAGACATACCGATAACCATGTCACCCAAAGCAACGCCTGGAACTGTAACTGTGTCTGTAGCGGTTGCAGTAGTAGCTACTGATCCGCTATCAAGAGTGCATGAAACGTCCCAAGTGTCTGTAAACAAACCACGGAACTGGTCATTTCCTCTGCGGGAAACAACTGCTGTTGCTGCTGCCATAATAAATCTCCTTAATGTAAAAAACCCCCCACCCGAAGGTGAGGGGAAAGGTTGTATCGATTAAGAAGGAACAACCAAGGCAAACATGGAAGAAGAAGTAGCTGCACCAACAGTAGCAGCGCTCTTCAAAGCGGCAACACCATACAAAGTGTCAGAAGTAAACAAAGTAGCAAGGTACTCTTGTTTGTACTGAACTTGTGAACGGATACCAACTTGCTCAACAAGAACCATAGAGTCCTTGTGACCCATCAAGCAGACACGAGCAATCGCAGAACCACTTGTTGGGAAATCGGCTGTTGCAGATGCAGAGTCAGCGTTGCTAGAAGTGAACACGGGGATACCATAAAGGTTACCAATTTCACCATTGCGGATAGCGTTACCATCACCCACAAAAGCCTGCTCAGTGTAACGGGCAAGGCCCATCAATGTGTTACGGCTTGAAGGAGGAATGATAAAGAAGCGACCATCCATAGGAGTGTCGTTGTCATCCAAACGCTGAATAGTACGACGAATAGCCGAATCAGTCAGAGCAGAAGCGTTACCAGTGTTGGTGTTAGCTGTGTAATCGAAGGTTGTTGTACCATCGCCACCAACAAAACCACCTGTGTAACGTGCGCTACCAGCAGTACCGCCATTAGCTGAACGACCCAATTGGATCAAATCGCTATCGACTTGTTTTGCCAAAGCATAACCAGCGTCAGAAGTGTAGAAGTTACGCATTGAGTTCAATGCTTGTGCTTCGACAATATCTTCGATCAAACGGCTATATTCATAGTGCTTGTTAATAGACACTTGAACTTCAGAAGCAGTATCAACGATCAGGGTAACTGCATCAGTTTTGCCCTTCAAAGAAGCGTTGCCACGACCAGGAGCTGGAATGTGAACTACGTCACCCTTCTTGCCCTTGAAGTTCATCTTCATAACCAAGTTTGCTAGAACAAGGTTCTTTTTGTAACTAGCAACAATTTCATCACTCCAAATTTCAGGAATGAAGTTAGCTGCTGTGGTTACTGTGGTTGCATTGTTAGGTGCGAATGCTGTATTAGCCATAATTAAATCTCCAAATAGTTAAATTTTACCTGACCCGACCTTCTTGATACGCTACCATGATTTCATCAGATAACGCTTCATAGCGGTTAGGGTCTTGCATTTTCAGCCGAATAAGGTCAGCCCTTCGATAAACTTTCTTTGATGATTCACCAGAACCACCTGTATCAACTCCAACAGCTTTAAGAGTTTGCTTTCGTGATGCTTCTCCCGCATCGCTCATTTGCTTACTCTTAACGCCACGAAGTTGCTTGTAGGTAGATAGCAATTCATTGGCTGAGTCGAAATCATATCCAGAATCGGCTTGCTCAAAAATCTTAATGCGAACAGGGCTAGACTTCACCCAATTTGCAAAATCCTGATCTTTAGCTATTTCGCCAAAGTCGGGATGTTCTTGCGCTAACCTTTGCTGAATCTGCGCCCTTTTCATTTCTAGCGTCGCTTGTCGTGCCGCTATGATGTCAGGGTGACTATCAACTGTCCTTTGAACTGCCTTCTGTGGATTCTCAAAGAAATCTACTTCAGGCTCTTCCTGTCTAGTCTGTTGCTGTCGTGAACCAAGGTTCTGTTTGATAAGTTCATCGGCTAACTTTCTGACCTCGCCTACTTCCTGTGCTTGCTTTCCAATTAGCTTTTCAGCCTCTTGGTGCATCTTCACAATCTCGTCTAAACTTTTATCCCTGTATTTCTCAGGAAGTTCAGCCTTTTGCTCGATCTTCTGTTGTTCAATCTCTAACTCGCCAAACTCTTCTTTTTCATCATCAACTAACATACTTATTTCCTTTTCCTGCCGTCAATCGGTTGTAGGAGATTCAACTCGGCATAATTGCTTATGAGTTGAGTTTCTGCTCGGCCTTTAATCTATCTAAGTGGCTTTTCTCGAACCTTCCATGCGATGATGGAAACGCTCCAGACCACCCTTCTAGCTTAAAAGCTGGCGCTGATAAAATGCGATGAGTCTCCTCACCACAATCACACACAAGACTTGTTGTCTCATAAACAACAAATCTCTCTGTCTTATGCCCGTTTATACAGGCAAATTCATACATTCTTCTCATTTAAGTCCTCAAATGCTCTTTCGCTGACTTGTTTTAAGT